TGAAGTGCGCCGTGATTTGTTAGTGTCTGACGCTAAACAAGTGGCGCAGACCATTACACAGCAAATCATTATGCCTTATTTGCAGATTAACGTTGACCCAAACATCGCTTTGCACCGAGTGCCGTATTTCGAGTTTGACACTAAAAAATACGATGATTTAAGCACCTTTGCCGACGCTATCCCGAAACTGGTGGGGATTGGCGTGCAAATCCCCGAAAAATGGACGCGCGATAAGCTCGGTATTCCGGAAGCGCAAGACGGTGAAGTGATTTTAAAAGCCGTTCAAAGTGATTTTAATCCCGATTTAAAAACACCGGGGAAATCTACCGCACTTTCAGCGCATGTGGTGGGTTGTCAGTGTGCGGGGTGTCTTGGTAAAGGCGTGCGTGTGGCGTTGTCTGCCGGCAATAACGGGGAGACGGAGCAGGATTTGTTGGATAACAGTTTAAACAAGGCGTTAAATGTGATTGACTTTAACCGCCAATTAGACCCTGTGGTGCGTCAATTAGCCATTGCATTAACCGCATGTAATACCTATGAGGAAGCAAGTGATAAATTAGCTGAAATTTACCCGGATTTAAATAACGCAGAACATCAACGTTATTTGACACAAGCCGTCTTTTTGTCCGAATTGTTGGGAGTCAGCAATGCCAAGCGTTAATTTCGTTTTGGGATTAGAACCGAAAAAAGCCATTGAGTTTTTAAGGGATAAAAAGGCCATATTAGGGCATTTTGATGAAGATGCTTTAATGGATAGCGCTCGAGCAAAAGCAACGCGTATCGCCAATTTATCCAGCCTTGAGATGAGTAAAGACATCTACCAGTCTTTAGTTGATGCACAGGCACAAGGCTTACCTTTTAGCGAGTGGAAAAAAGGAATTTTTGAACATTTTAAGAAAAAAGGATGGATTGCTGGGTATGACAAAGAATATTTGCTTGCAGATCCGAAAACCGGTGAATATTTTGGCTCACCACGTCGATTAGAGACGATTTATCGCACCAACATGCAATCTGCCTATTCTTCTCAGCGCTATGCCGAAATGAGAGATAACGCAGATAATCGACCTTATTG